CCACGCCTCGATCGCGGTCAGACGGCTCATGATGTCGCTGGAAGAAGGCGCGTTCCCGGTCACGACCTTGCCCGCGTTCATGCAGAGCTTTCCGTAGAAGTTCTGCTCAATGAACGGGGCGACGATGCTGTTGTTCTGCTCTTCTACCACGGCACCGGCGGTCTTCAGATAGCCGCCGTCCTGATAGTTGGCCTTGTCCACGGTGATGCTGTAGGACTTGTCGTAGTCCCAAGGGATATACTGCTGCGTGTCCTGCATCTCGGCGGGGGTTCCGTAACGATTTGAGGTCGCAGACATGTTGTAGTTGTTCAGCGACTGCGGGACCAGGGAGGTCAGGTAGACGCCTTCGCCGCCGTCCAGCTTGTATTCGTCGGTGGTCTTACCGGCGAGGTTGGTGGCGTACTCCAAGCTCTTCACGAGCTTGTCATGATACTTTTTGACAAGATTGATTGCCATGTGTTTGCCCTTTCCGGGCCGGTCGGTGTGGGATTAGCTCCTTACCCTGGATGCCATCCCCGCGAGGAAGTCGTCTTCGGCTTCCCCGCCGGAGATCACCCCGGCAGCGGAGCCTATCGACCGCGCCCTGTTATCGTCTTGCTTCCTTTTCGCTTCCTGTGCCGACGTCAGCTCCGCGACCTTCGCCCGGAGCGATGTCAGCTCGTGCATCCGCAGCGCTTCCAGCGGTGTAACACCCTGCGCTACGGCGTCGTGTACGTCTTGAGGGATAGCGTCGGCCTTGATGTCCGGGTACTCGGCAAGGGCGTCTGCCCACGCCTTCTGCCGCTTCGCCTCCTCCGCGCTCTGAGCCCTGGCCTTGGACTCCCCGCGCAGGAGCTTCGCGTGCTCCTTCAGCAGCTCCTCAGGCGCGTCGGGGAACTTCTCCTGAAGCTCTTCCATCGCCTTCTTTTCGGCTGCGGCCTCCGCTTGCTTCGACATCATCTCCGCGTACTGCTCGACGCTCATCCCGGCCTGGTCCGCGTATGCCTTCATGGCACGTCCAATGGGCCCTTCCCGGTAGCTGTCCAGCTCCGCTTTGATGTGGTCGTAGTTCGCGCCCTTCTGCGCGAGCTCTACGGCCTCCTTCCGGCTGAGCCTGCGGTCCTGCTTGTTGTACCGGATCGTCAGGAAGTCAGCCTCGTCTCCCTCGGTTGGTGCATCGGCTCCTTTTTCTTCGGGCTTCGGCGCGTCTGCGTCCTGTGCCTCGGTGCCTTCGACTTCGTAGTCCTCAAATTCGATTTCGGGCTCACCATCGAACATCCCTCCGCTCACGATAGCTTGGCTGGTTTCGCCGTCCATTCGTGCGCCTCACTTTCTACGCCTATGGTTGGGCGTTCATTGTATTTTCAACCCTCGGTCTGATCGGTGTGACGTTCACGTCATCCTGTGTGACCGACGGGTCGAATCCGGTTGTTGGCTCCTGCTGCGCCTGGAGCGTGTTCTTCAGCAGCGTTTCGCAGTACTGCTGAAGGGTCTGCCGGTTGGGTATGTACTTCTCGGGCATGATCTTCAGGTAGATCGCCAGCAGCGCCGGGTCTTTAATGATCCCGGTCGTGAACAGGTTGCTGATCGTCTGAACCTGCAGCTGCTCGGAGTACAGGGAGGACGCGCCAACGTCCACGCGCATGGTCATCTGCAGCTCGTCCAGGCTGGAGAAGTCGAACTCCACCGGCTGCATCTTGGTCTGCTCCTGGCCCATCTCGTCCACGGTCGTGACGTTCATCATCACGCGCCGCGTCCCGTACCGGGCCCTCATGATGTCGGCGATGATCCGGCACAGCGACTCGACGAAGTCGTGGAACGCCTGTTTCCGCAGCTCCAGCGGCTGCTCGTCTGCCTGCTGCAGCGCGATGATCGCGGATGCGTTGTCGGGGTTGACGTCGCCCATCGTCGCTTCAGATGCGCCCATGCAGTCCCGGGTCGTGCTCATCAGGCTGTCCATCGCGTTGATGACCGATACCGGAACCGGCGCGGCTTCCAGGTACATGACCGCATCGCGGACGTTCTGAACAGCGCCTGTGGCCTTGATCATCTGACCGGGGGAGCCGTCCCAGTCCTTGATGCGGTTCGTGTCGATGACCGGCTGGCTGAAGCCCGTCTTCAGGATCTGCCAAATGATGCCGGCCCACGCCTTGTTCATGCTCACCTGGTTCGGGATGAGCCCTGTGAGCATCGCCTGGCCGTGGTAGCTGCTTTTCTTGATCTCCCAGGAGCTCCAGGTGATAGGGTACAGATGCAGGCCCGTGTCCCACTCTTTGCGCAGGACCATCTCGTTCACGACCTTCATGCAATGGACGGACCCTTTCTCTTTCCACAGCTTGATCAGCACGCTGACCAGGTCGCTGGGGGAGTCCTCCTCCATCTGATGATCGTCGCTGTCCGGCTTGATAGACTCGACCTGGTCCTCCGGCATCCCGTTCTCCCTGGCCTCGTCCTTCACGTCCTCCAGGAAGCAGCGCTTGTGCAAAATAATGTACGGCTGCGTCTGCACGTCCCGGCTGTACCGGTTCCCGAAGTACACGTTGATGTTCTGCAAAGACTCGCAGGTGATCATCCCGGGCACGCTCATGCCGGATGGTGCGTCTGCGTCGAACCCGAGCCACAGGCAGGCGTCTCCGTCAACGCATTCGTCGCGCTGCGCGGTCCGTGCCATCGCCTTAAGGCCTAGCCTCTCAACTACCTGATCGACCTGGTCCGAGAGCATGCGGGAGATGTTGTCGTTCTCCGGCGTGTCCTCGAAAGCCTTGAACCGGACGCCCCAGTCCGTGGAGACAACCTTTGCGATGTGCATAGATACAACGCGCCGCAGGATATTGATCACCGGCTTGTCCAGGTCATCGGCGTCTACGCCTCTCCATTGATTGCCGATGTACATGTCCTCGTTGACGGCGTAAGTCTCGTATAGGCCGATGGCCTCCTTGTACTGCTGCCCAGCCGCGAACTCGCGCTGGATGCTCTCAGGGTCTTTCCTGACTCTCATCGCTGTTCCTTCCCGGTATAGTTCATCATATTTTCGTGCTGGCGTTCCTGCTCCGCGATGCGCTCGGCACGCGCTCGTTTCTCTGCGTTCAAACGCTCTGTGAGCGCCTTGTCCGTGCCTTTCTCTTCAGCCTTGGTATTCGCCTTCCGTGACGGAAGGATGAACGCCATGGCCAGCACAGCGCCTGTCAGGATGCCAGCAAAATATTCGATCATCGTCTGCCTCCGTAGCTTATGATGCTCGCCGCCTGCCGTCCGATCGGGACGCGGTGGCGGTGGTGGTCTTCCTCTGGTTTCTCGCCCGGGCTCGGCCTGCCGTCCATCAGGTACCGGAGCGCGTCCGGCGCGTGGGTGATGGCGTGTGGTTCCGTGGCGCAGTCGCTCGGGTCGCCCTTCTCGGCGTACCTCAGGAGCGGAATGCACTTGATCAGCTCCGTGCAGGTGCTGAAGATCTTCAGCCTGGGCTCCTTCACCCCGTTTCCTCTGTCCACAGGGTGCAGCCACTCTTTCAGGTTCAGCCACCCGGGCACCCGCGGATTGTTTACCGGGGTGCCGTGCAGACCGGCTGAGGAGAACGTCTCGAATATCGAGACACCGGTCTGCGACGACCTCCCCATAAGGTCCGACGGCATGAACGTGGCGGCTACCGGACCATCCCAGGAGGAAAGGATCATCCGTGCCGCGTCGCTCACGATAGTGTCGGACACGCAAAGCTCTCTGAACACGTAGCAGTTCCCCTGCTCGTCGAACGCCGCCCACAGACACGCCAGCCGGTCGAGGCCGTAGTCCAGGGCCCTGTACACCTGCCACCACGGCTGGATGGGTATTGGGTCAATGACGTGCAGCTCTCGCCGCCACTCGTTGAAGTATTGACCCTCATACACGTCCCAGTCGCCGTCGAGCATTGCCCGGCGCTGGTCCTCCGGCAGGTTCTTCAGCGTTCGAAGGTATCCCGGATCTGCGTCCATCAACACCTTGTTGTCATAGACAGAGGCCGATATGAACACGTAATCGTCCGGGTTCTCATCACCGCGGTAGTCTCGGTCGATGAACAGTCGCTTCACCCATGCATGCCCCACGTTCCCGGGGTTGCATGTGTAGTACATCCGCGGCGTGAAATCTGTCCTGGTGGACCGGTTGCAGGTCGTGATGAACACCATCTGCTCCTCGGTGAAGTGCGTCGCCTCTTCCAGGATGATCACGTCCCACTCCTGCCCCTGGTACTGGTACACGTCCTTCTCGGCCGCGCAGTACCCAAGCTTCAGGATGGACCCGTTCGGGAAGTAGAAGCAGTTCTCCGTCTCCTTGTACTTCGCAACGCCCTGGAGCATCGGGAGTAGGAACCGGACGTGGTTCTCTCTCAGCTCCGGCAGCGTCCGGCGCATCAGCAGCACCTTCAGCCCTTCGTACCTGCCGCACAGCATGACCGCCTTCACTCGCGCCGCCCAGCTTTTG